GGTAATTGATGAACGCTTTTCTGCTAATCCTGCGGATCAACAAAAGATCCTAGAGTTTAGAAATCAAGCATTCAGTCAAGGATTTACTAATAATCAAGCCCAGAAAGCAGTTGACTTTTATACTGATATGATAAATGGGGCTATGATTGATGGTGATGCAGCTATGGGACAAGCACGTATATCTGCTGAAACTACCCTTAAGAAAGAATGGGGGCCACAAGAATACGATAAAAATCTTGCATTATCAAGACGTGCCTTTAATAGATTTGCTGATGACGACCTAAAAGCTTTCGTTAATGAGAACGGTATAGCTAATAATGTTGGAATGATTAAGTTTCTACATAAGATAGGGACAGCATTCAATGAGCCAGAAATGTCAGGCTCTGGTAGAGATACTGGTTCAATAGATTCAGATTCTGCTAGAATTGAAATAGATGCAATAATGAAAGATACCAAGCATAAATACCATGAAGCATTGTTTGACCCCAAACACATTAAGCATGAAGAAGCAATTGCTTATAGGGATAATCTCTACGATGTGGTATACAGGAGTGAGGAATGATTGAGAATATAATTTGCTCTGAGTGTTCGCACTTTACCTACAAAGACAGACGTGTTGATGAGGAAAAAGGAAAGACCACTCCAGAGAAATATGGGTTTTGTAACTCTTACCAGACGAAGACTTCGGCAGATACATTTTATGGAATGTGTCCTTCGGCAGTCAGACTCCCTATAGAAGTTTACACTCCCCAACTTGTGAAGAAAATAGCCCGTAAAAGGACAACTAGGTCTTCACGCAAATAAGAGCCTGCATGGTGCAGATAACTCTTCCTTTTTATCTCTTAAAATAAGAGGTGTATTATGAGTACTGAAGTCAATAAAGCATTTGTCCAGAAGTTTAGGGACACTTTTATTCACTTGGTACAGCAAAAGGGTTCACGTTTGCGTGACTATGTTCGTTTAAATGCGGATGTAGTAGGTAAATATGACCATTTTGACAGAATAGGTAGCACATCGGCTCAAAAGATTACAAGCCGACATTCTGATACTCCATTAATCTCTACACCACACTCACGTAGACGTGTGAGCATGGATGACTACAATTGGGCTGACTTGATTGACAAGGCAGATAAAGTCCGAATGTTAGCTGATCCTGCTTCCGACTATATGAAAGCTGGTGTATGGGCAATGGGGCGAAAGATGGATGATATAATCATCGCTGCTATGTCTGGTAACGCTACAACGATTGATGAGAATGACGCATCATCTAACGTAGCCTTACCTGCTGCTCAAAAAGTTGCTGTAGGAAGTGGTTCAGCAGTTGATATGAACATCGATAAGTTAATGCAAGCTAAGAAAATCTTGGATGCTTCTGATGTTGATCCTGATCTACCACGCCACATTGTTATGAAGAGCAATCAATTTTATGATCTCCTAGGGGATTCTCAAATTCAAAGTTCAGATTACAATACGGTGAAAGCTCTAGTAGCAGGGGATATTGATACCTTCTTGGGTTTCAAATTCCACCGTTCAGAGCGTTTAGGAGTAGATTCAAGTAGTAATACGCTATGTTTAGCATGGATTCCTGAAGGAATTGGTCTAAGCATGGGAATGGACGTTAAGACAGAAATCTCTGAACGTGCAGATAAAAACCATAGTACACAGGTCTATGCCCAGATGTGTCTAGGTGCGGTTCGCATCGAAGACGAAAAGGTTGTAGAGATTGCCTGTACTGATTCCTAACGGAGGTGTAAGATGGCTGAATTAAAAGGTACAGAATACACTAACGCTACGGATGGTGCAGGAACCAAAAACGCTCCTTCTTCTTGGAGTGGAGTTACGTATCGGTATGCACGATTTACTGGTGCTGCTCTTGACAATGGAGACGTGGTGTCGGTTATGGTTATCCCTTCTGGTGTACGCATTTTACCGCAGTCAATGGTCATTATCAGTGACCTTGAATCATCGGCTACTGTAAATGTTGGTTACGCAGCACATACAACCCAGAGTACTGGGGCTGCGGTTGCAATAGATGCAGATGCGTTTATAAGTGCAGTTGCTGCTGACTCAGCAAGAACTGTTACTAATTTCCATGAAAGTGGAACGCATGATACAGGGTATTTGACAACTGGTGAACTAGTTCTGACTTTCGCATTGGGAGCAGGAACCGCACTAGCAGCAGATACGTTTGATTTTCATGTAATGTACGCAGATCCTAACTAACTGTTTGGTGGTGGCTTTTCGGAGCCATCGCCTTACTTTTTAAGGAGAATGATATGCCAGCAGGAAAAGGAACTTACGGCACAAAAAAAGGAAGACCACCAGTACCTAAGAAGAAAAAAATAAAAGGTAAATAAATGCCAAAAGAAAAATGGATCAACCAATTGTTATCTAGTCCATCTACTAAAACGATTCTTAGTAAAGATATGACAGAGAATAGGCTGAAAAATGCTTATAGTGGGACATTTATGCAGATGTCAGTAGATTCTCAGATGAAATCAGTACAACGTACTATTAAACGCCCAAAGCGAACATCTAAAAAAACAAATAAGAAGGCTAAATAAATGGGTGTACAAATCACAAGAAATTTCTCTGAAGCTGAATTTGCTTGCAAATGTGGATGTGGTTTGAAGGACATTAGTGTTAAACTAGTTGAGGATTTACAGATAACAAGATCAGAGTATGGTTGTCCAATGACGGTCACAAGTGGGGTAAGATGTCCTACTTGGAATAAGGCTTCTGGTGGATCTGAAAATTCTTCGCATCTAACTGGTTTAGCTGTTGATATAGCAATGGATGATGCAGTCTTAAGACACCGATTGATACGTACAATTTTAGAGATGGGATGGATGCGTGTAGGAATAGCGAAATCTTTTATCCATCTTGACATAGATTACAAAAAAACTAACCCTGTTATTTGGACATACTAATATGGCTTCCAAAGTAGACATAGCAAATGAAGCCCTGTTAATGCTAGGGGCAAACTCTATTACAAGTTTTACAGATAATGATTCTAATGCGGTGCTTGTTAATCGTTTCTTTGATGGTGAAAGAGATGCAGTATTACGAAGTCATCGCTGGAACTGCGCTATAACCACAGCGAATCTAGCATCACTAGCGACTGCACCAATTATAGATTGGGCTTTTAAATTTACCCTACCCACCGATCCCTATTGCTTACGTATACTAGATGTAAGAACGGTATCTGGTGATATCAAATTAGACCACGCAATACAAGGCAGAGAACTTCTAACGGAAGAATCAACGGTAGATATAACCTATATTCAACGATTAGAAGACGCTACATTGTTTGATGCTCTACTCCATCAAGCTATTGTTTTTAGAATAGCATGGAAACTTGCATACCCTATTACACGATCACATACAGTTATGTCTCAGATGGGAGCAATGTTTGAATCAATAGTAAGAGAAGCTAGGACAATTGATTCACAGGAAGGAACCCCAGAAACGATTGTAACAGACGCACTCACAGACTTACGATTGAGATAAATGGCTAAAGTATTCCCGATACAAACTAACTTTACAGCAGGTCAGTTATCACCACGTCTGCATGGTAGAGTTGACATAAATAAATACAACAACGGACTGAAGACACAGAAAAATGCCTACAGCTTACCGCATGGTGGTGTTGTGCGTAGAGGTGGTTTCCACTATGTAGCAGGAGTCAAAGGAATCCCTAGTGGTTCTGAATTAGTAGCTAATGGCACATTCGCATCTAATATTACAGGTTGGACAGATAAGACTGTAGGATCTGGTAGTTCGATAGCACACTCTACGAATTTAATGAATATAGTATCTGTCGATGCTAGTAATTATGGTTGGGCAGAAGATGAAATAGTTACAGTAGCTGGCAAGTTATATGTACTGAGTTTTACTATTGGGACAGGTGCGGTCAGCGTTCAAATTGGAACAACTACTGGTGCTGTCGATATATTAGCCTCAACATCTTACTCCGTAGCTACTCATACTATAGAGTTTACTGCTCTTAGCACAGCAACTTTTATTGGCTTTAAACA